TGTCCATCCAGTGTTTCCGTTATTAACATTAATAACTGATTTAAAAATTGCCATTTTTTATTCTCCGATCTTTAATGCTGTTAGAGTAACTGTAATTGGTGTGGAAGAAGTACTTCTGTTTGTAACAGAAAGATAAATTGTAGTTGTTCTTGGGTTGTCATTATTAAAACCTAAGATTCCAGGACTGATTAATACTGTATTTGTAACGCCATCAGTTCTGATTTCGCTAATTACACCAGTACCAGCAAGAGGGTCTTGACCTTCACTTCTTGTAGCATCAGCATCTCTTGATGCATCGTCTGTATAAACACGAACCCATGCTTCTGCTGTGGTGGTAATTTTAAATAACGAATAGGCTTTGTATCCTGTAATATTTAGTTCTGCAGTTGCGTCAGGAGCAAGAGAAGCAGTAGTTCCTGACAAATCTTGAATTGAAGGAACACTTGATGCTACCGAAGCACTGACAACTCCATTGCCATCTATCGTCAATCCAGATCCAATTTTGATACCACCAAGAACACTTGCAGTTGCTGTTGGTAAAGTATATGATCCAGGATTTGCGTCAAGAACGCCTGTTACTGGATTGATTGTTAAATTAGCACCAACTTTAATACCACCAAGAACAGAAGCAGAAGCTGTTGGTAATGTGTATGCTGCAGGAATTGTTGGTTTATTTAAAATAAAATCAAGTGATGCGCTATTGGTTTGATTCCAATCTGCTTGAACAGGAGCAACACTACCAATTGTAATTCTCTTGTTTCCAGAATCCCAGTTAACTGTTGTTCCTGCACTGCCTGTAATTTCAATACTATCAGTTAATCCTGAACTTGGAACTAAATCAAGGAAGGCATTGTTACTTGTGGTGTTTCTTCCTTGGAAATCATATGTGATAACTGTTCCACCGCTACCGCCGCCACTCACAATAGTGTTGATTACTTTATTCACACTATCATAAGTATAGGTAACACCCACTTTACTACCATTGATTAGCATCAAAGCAGCGGCATCTTTTGCCATGCCATCTGTGTATTGAGTTACTGTATTTGCTGGCGCTCTAAATGTAATTGTTGTGGGATTAGTTCTCTCAACTTGCAACCCATCAGCACCAGCAAAAGTAATATCAGTGTTAGTAGTAGCAACTCCAATTTCCTGCAATCTTAATCTTACTTGATTTCCAGTTGCAGTTTCTGTACTAAAATTATAAACTTTACCTGTTAATGTTAATTCATTACTTACTCTTGATATAATAATACCTGATGTTGCTCTAATTGTAATATCACTTGTAGCACCACCAGATGCAGACAATCTCAGAATTTTTCTTTCTGCATTTTGTTGAGTCGTACCAGTGGTAAAATCTTGTACAGAGGTTGAATATGTTTGCTGGAAATTACCAATTAATGTTTGAAGATCGGATGATGTCGAACTTGATGTAGTAACAATTCTTTGATTGGTCCAATTACTGTTATGTGCATAATATAAAGCACCCCCAGATTCCGTATAAGCTACTGCTCCTGCATTAGCAGAAGCAGAGGGAAGTTCCGCCAACGTAGGATAATAAAATGGAATTAGATTACTTACTTTCGGTGTAGTAATAGATCCATCATCACCAATAATTACCAATGAGTTTTGAACTTCAAGACCATTAGTTCCATTGAATCTTGCAAGTGCTTTATCAGTAGAAGTAACTGGACCAATCATCGTCCCACTTCCACCACCTCCACCAGTGCCACCAGCTGATGCTGGAGACCATTGTGTTCCATCCCAACGAAGAACATTTCCTGTTACTGGAGTTGCAGTAGAAACATTACTAAGATTTTGTAGTAAAGTGGGAATTGTTGGTTTTCCCGTGAGATCTTCGTATGCGCCACTAAACAAAGTAGGTTTATTTAAAATAGCAGAAACTCCAGTTGTAGCTGTCCAATCAGATTGAACTTGTGCTGCGGGAATAGTAGGACGATTTAAAAGATTGTTGTAATTATTGTAGTCAGTAGGAACAGGGATATTAAAATAAGTATTACCATCATTTGTAAATTCCCATCTATCGCTAGATTCATTCCAGCGTAGTTCTGTATCGAGTGCTGATCCTCTATTAACTATTACATTAGCATTAGATGTTGGTTGACCAACAACATTGTCATTCAAAACAATTTGACTATTTTGAATATTTAAAGTAGTTAGATTATTGGTAGTGATAGTTCCAGATACATTTAAATTTCCAGTAATTGTTGCATTACTAAAAGTAGGTGAACTATTTTCAGATACAAAACTGATTGTTGACCATGTAACTCCATTTCCAGTGCTCGTTAAGTATTGCCCAGCAGTTCCATTACTTCCATTTACAGACAAAGAACTTATATTCAATCCATTAGGAAATGATGGAGAACCTGTTCCAGCAAGATTAGTAATAGAATTTGTTTGAGTAGTGGAAGAAGAAATACTGGTGTTTACAACCAAGGATGAAAATGCTTCAGCTGAATTTTTTGCAGCATATCCACTGAGTAAAGGTGGAGTATAAGTAAGGACACCAGAAGTACTATTATACTCTAGTGCTCCTGATCCAGATGCACCCTGAGTAGTAATACTTAAACTTGGTGGTGTTGATCCTCCGCCACCTCCTCCTGTTGCGGTTGCATTAACTCTTCCATTTACAGAATCATATGCAAAACTAATGCCACTATGAAATCCATTTACTAAAAGATTTGCAGCGATTTTTTCAACTGTTGACCAAGGAAATTGGTTTGGTGATGGCATTATATTTCCCTATATTTTTCCTAATAGATATTTATGTTTTCGGATTTTTTTTCTTATAAATAAACATAGAAAACCTAGTGGAAGGGGAGAGTGAACCTTCATGGCAACGAATGCTAAGGCGTTCGTCGTTAAAAACGGCGTCGTCGTACAAAATCAGAATAAATTAGAGTTACAAGAATTATCTGCTAATGGCGACAATTCAGTAGCACTAAGAGCGCCAGCGAACCTTTCCGCTAGTTATACATTGACACTACCATCAGATGATGGAGTAGATAGACAGGTGTTACAAACGAATGGATCAGGAGATCTGTCGTGGGTAACACCTGTTTTCGTTGAAGATGTTTTGGCATTAACAATTGCATTAGGATAAGATGGCAACTAATAGTTTTAAATCGAAAGTAAGTGCAGCTGTAGGAACAAGTTTTACTTCTGTTTATACAGTTCCTGCAAGCACATCATCAATTATTATTGGTCTCAACCTTGCTTGTGTAGCAACTTCATCTGTTGTTGCCGATGTTGTTATTGATAAAGCAGTTGGTGCAGATGCCAACCTGATTAAAAATATTCCTATTCCAACAGGATCTTCTTTTGAAGTATTGTCTGGTCAAAAAATTGTATTGGAAGTTGGAGATCAAGTTAAAGTGAGATGTGATACTGCTGGTGGCATGGATGTATTATTAAGCTTTCTAGAAATCACTAATTAATACGGAGTAACATGCCATACTTAGGTATAAGTCCTACAAGGACAGATAACAGAAAAATTGACACTCCACTTCAAAGAGTTGGTGGTGGTGTTGGATTTAATGGAGTAGCAACTCAGTTTTACCTCACAATTGAGCAAGAACCAGTTTATCCCGATACAGAACTTCTCTTGCAAGCAGTGTTGAATGGCGGTCAACTAAATCCAAAAGTTGATTTCACTATTGAAAGTAATGTAATTACTTTTGCTATTGCTCCTTCGCAAGGTGCTATTTTCTTCGGTATTCTTGGAGATAGAATTTCTCTCAATAAACCAGGAGCAGATACTGTTACTACCGTTACTATTAAAGATAGTGCAGTAACTACAGCAAAGATTGCAGATAATGCCATCACAAGTGAAAAGATTGCTCCAGGCACAGTAATTGCATCTGATGTCGCTGATGGAGCAATCACTACGATTAAACTTGATGGGACTGTTGGAGCGGAAGCAGTAACAACTGCTAAAATTAGAGATCTTAATGTTACAACTGCTAAACTTGCCGATTCGGCAGTAACAACTATTAAGCTCGCAGATGCTGCAGTTGATAACTTAAAATTAAAATCAAGTTCTACTATAGATGCAGATAGAGCTGTAACAACTAATCATATTCGTGATTTGAATATCACAACTGCTAAATTAGCAGGTGGTGCTGTAGATTCTTCTAAATTAAAAAGTAGTTCTTTTGTAGATTTAGATAGAGCAGTAACTACAAATCATATTCGTGATTTAAATGTTACTAGTGATAAACTTGCATCCGATTCTGTAACCGCAGATAAAATTGCAACTGGTGCTATCAGTAATGCAAAAATTTCAAATGGTTCTATTACACCAGAAAAATTAAATATTACTGTTTTAACAGATCCATTAACTCCAACTGATGGTCAATTAATTTTCAATACATTTACAAACTCTCCAAAAATTTACAACCAATCTCTCACAAGATGGGAAGAAATTTTAACTCAATCCACAGCTGGAACACTTGTTGGTTGGACATTTCTTGCTGCAATTCCAACTTCAATTTCAGCATTTACTGAAAGAAACACACAAGTTGCACCAGAAACTGTAGTAAAGAATTATGCATTTAATGAAAATCCATTTGTTCCAAGACATGTAATTGTGACTAATGGGGGTAAAATTTCATCATCTTCTAATTTAACTTCTTGGTCGGCAAGAACATCAGGAACTCCAAATAATTTAAATTCTGTTTCATGGGGAGGATCATTCTTTTTTGCTGGAGGAGATACAAATACTTTATGCACTTCATCTAATGGAGAAACATGGACTGCTGCACTTGGTCCTTTCGGCACAAATGGTGGGGCAATTACTTCGACATTTTATACTAATGGAGTTTTATTAATTGGAAGTTCTTTTGGTGAGATTGGTTCTTCTACAGGTTCTACTGCATTTACTTTAAGAACTAGCAATTTATTTTCTCCAATAACATCATTTGCTTACAATAACAATGTATTTGTTGCAGGAGGATCTTCTGGAGATATATCTTCATCTACTGATGCTACTGCGTGGACACAAAGATTGAATACTGGAGGATTAAACAAAGTATACTTACAACCATTTGGAACTGGATTTATAGCAGTTATTGATAATCAAACAAATAATGATGTCACAATTAAGACATCGACAAATAATGGAACAACTTGGACAGATTTTGTTATTAATCCAGCAAATATTCAAACAGTAAAATCTTTTAAATATTTTCCTGCAACTCAAGCATATTTGATTGTTGATCAAAATGGAAATACTTTTAGATCAACAAATGGAAAAGATTGGGCATTTTTCAACCAACCAGTGTTTGAATTTGGAACAAGTATTTCTATTAACGATTTTAATTATGTTGAACAGAATGGAGTTCAGTACTTTTTGATGATGGGAACGAAAAATGTAAACGGAACTCTTTCGCCATATTTTGTTACATCAGTTTTTAATACAACAAATAATCAACTCGAATCGAATAAAAATTATATTGTTGATACATCATATGGTTTAGTTACCGCTAATTTACCTTCAAATCCAAATATAGGAGATATTGTTAGATTAGCTGATGGATCAAATACTTGGGGCACAGCAAATGCTGTGATTAATGCAAACAACAAATCATTCTTGGTTAGCACAGGTGTAATAGATAATGCATTAATTCTTGATTATTCTGGAGTGAGTATTGATTTAATATGGACAGGTTCATATTGGAGGGTTTACTAAAATGGCAATTAACTTAAGCAATTTAATAACAACAGGTTCTGGATCAGGAACCGAAGTATATGATTTTCATGGATTGAGGAGAACTTCAGATGGTATGTTGATCTATACCTTAGAAGATACTCTTTCGAATACCGTCATTGACGTATTCAATCAACCCACAAATGGTGTATTTGCATCTCTCAACGAAGATTATACTGTTGCATTACCTACTGGTCGTGATAGAAATAATATTAACGGCATGGGAGATTTAAATAATGCTAATGATAAATATCAACAGTATAGATTTGAAGATAAAAAAGTGAGGTATTTTATTGATGATTCAGGTTATATGGTCGCAAGATTAAATGCGAACTATTCTTACACAGGTCCAAAATAATAGGAAACTAAAATGGCAGATTTCAGATTAGGTAGATTAAAATTTAATTGGAGAGGCAATTGGACTGCTACAACAGCCTACGAAATTGATGATATTGTGAAGTTTGGTGGTAACACATATGTTTGTGTTGTCAACCACACATCTGCCGCATCTGAAGCGGCATTTTATACTAATGATCTTGCGGCATCTCCAACAAGATGGAATGTTCATGTTCCAGGTTACGAAGTAAAGGGAACATGGGCAGCAACCACATTTTACAAACTAAATGACCTCGTTACTTATGGTAACACCATTTATGTTTGTACGACACAACACACTTCAGCAAGCACATTTGATGCTACTAAATTTTCAGTTTATCTCGATGGACTGAAATTTGAAAATAACTGGAGTAGTTCAACAGAATATCAACCAGGAGATATTGTTGCTTACGGCGGATATACTTATACCGCTAAAACAATCAATACTAATGTAGTTCCTTCTTCAAGTTCTGCTGATTGGGGTCTCCTAGTCACTGGACTATCCCCAGCGGGAGCATGGAGTGGAGCAACTGCATATAAGCCAGGTGATGTTGCCCAATATGGTGGATATCTTTACGTCGCTATTGTTGCGAATACAAACGTAAAACCTTCGTCAGATGTAACTAAATGGGCATTTTTCCAAACTGGTCTTAAGTGGATGGGCACTTGGAGTGCGGTTACCGATTATCAGATCGGTGAAATCGTATTTAAGGGTGCAAGTGCTTGGATAAATATCCAAGAATACACCATTGCTAGTGGTGGTGCAAGAGATCCAGAGGCAGCTCCTGCTTTCTGGGAACTCTTTGCTCAAGGTGATAATACCACTAATGTTTCAGCACAAATTGCTGCGGTTAAGGCGGCAGCTCTAACTTATTCGCTAACCTTCGGTTTCTAATTTAAAAGGAGAAGTAAACTAAAATGGCAAGAAAATTAGCATTTGACTACACATTTAACAAAGCTGCCCGTCAGATTGTATTAAATGGTAATGTCAATTTTAAGAGATTACTCTTAATCAATAACGCAACCGCCAACACCGTTATTTACAATATTGGCGATCCAGCACTAAAAGCTACATCTGTTAATTACAATCCATCAACAGACCAAACAACTGTTACTCTAAATTATGACACCACTGGAATGTCAAATTCCGATGTTCTTCAGATTTTCACTGAGGAAGATGGTGTTGAAATCAAACCAGTAGATACTCTACTAGATCCTGTATCTAAATTCCGTGTATCGGAACCAAACACTCTGATCGATACCGATTTTGAGTATGGTCTACAAGCAACAAAATGGGAAACTCTAGAAAGAGTTAATAATATTCCAGGATATTATTCAATTGCAGGAGATACACCACTTTCTAATATTGCAGATGTTACCACTAACGGTACTAAAATTGTAACGGTAAGTTGTACATCACCCCATGGTCTAACAACTGGTATTCCTATTGATGTTCGTGGTCTTGACAGTATTACTGCTGAGGGAACATTCCTTGTTCGCAAGACAACAGATCTTTCTTTCACTTACGAAACCAGAACGGTACAACCTGGATCACCAGCAGTTCCAGTAAGTATTAGCACAGCATATGTGACTGTTACAACGGGGCGCTTTTATGTACAATCCCAAATTCCTTTTGATAACAGCACATCTGTAGATGAAGGTCCAGTTGTAACTAATGGCGCAAACATTAGTACTTTAACAGTAACTACTCCATATAAGCATGGTTTCAAAATCAATTCTCCTTTCTATTTAACAAATACTTTATCAAATTCTAAAGTACCATTTTCTGCTGGTTCAATTACTAATGGTGGCAGCGTAGAGGATAGAATCTCGTATTCTTTGGATACTGGAAACTTTAACCCATATGAACCATTCCACGATGGTACAAAACTTCGTGTATTAATCAATGCACTGGATGCTATTTCAGTAGCAAATGATACTATTACCATTCCTGATCACCAATTGGTAACTGGAGACCCTATTGCATATCTCGGATCAACTGGCGCTCATCCTACAATCAACGCAGTAACAACAGGAAGATTTAATGTTGCCGCTGGCCAACTACCAATTTACAATATTGGTACTGGTAGTGCAGCAGCTTCATATTTTTATGCCGTTGTTATTGACGCCGATACTATTAAATTAGCTACCAACCCACAAAATGCATATAATGGTGATGTACTAGTTGATTTCAACAATGCTGGTAGTGGCAATTTAACTTTCTCGTTATTTAATTCCAGAGGTTATGAGATTCAGCAAAGTATTAGCACAATTCAAACCGTAAATGGTCAATCTGAAATTAAAGTTACCTTTAATGGAAGAACCAACAAACAGATGCATGTATATCCTGAGCGTCAAATTACTTTGAGTGATACTAATATTCCTGGTTTGAATGGTGTTTATGTAGTTAAATCATCTCCTGTTGCAGCAACTTTTGCAAGTCAGAATTGGAGAGAAACTGATACCTTCTTTATTATGGAAGGACCATCAAGCAGCAATGGAGCGGCGTTTACTAATCAAACTATTTCAGCAACATATACATTGAATGGCAATGCTGCAGCAATTAATGCTCCTTTAAGAACTAAAAATTACGAATATACTTTTAGTCCTACAATTTCTGGAGCATCTGGCGCTACTCTAACTGTAAGTGCCCTATCAAATCTTGGTGATGGAGACCTTCCAACTCGTGTGGGATCTGTAGTTAGATTTACAAATGTAGGTTCTCTTACTGGCGTAACAGCAAATACAAATTATTTTGTTTCTGCAGTAACATCTACTACTATCACACTATCGTCAACCAACCCAGTTCTTTCAGTAACTCCTGTTGTATTTGGCGGAACAGTTGGTGCGGCTACCATTAAAGTATTCCGTTCTGGTGTCCGTGCTCAGGTTCATGATGGAGCTTCATCTTGGATGAATCATGCTCGTATATCTGTTCACGATTGGTGTTCAATTACAGGTAAAATGTTTACCCGTGAGTGTGTTTCTTCCGATAGAATTTTCATCAAAAACCACGGTTTGTCGTTAGGTACTCCAATTATATTTGTTGGCGGTGGTAATACTTGGACTGGAGGAGCTACAGCACCAGTGGAATCTGCCAACCAATCGATAATTTATTATGCTGATGTAATCAACAAAGACGAAATTTCTTTAAAGAACGCAGAGAGTATATCTGGAGTTGGTCCTTATTCTGGATCAGCGACTGGAGCAACTATCAATTTTTCTACTGCTAACACTTGGGCTGGGGGAATTTATCAACTGCACCCAGGATTTGCTATTAGTAGTTTCTCACCAGCTGCTGGAGGTGCTGGTGGCGGTCGAGATCGTGTCATTGGTTCATACGCAAACTTACCTGCGTATATGACAGAAGATGCTGAAATTATTATAAAAAATGGAACTGGATCTGCTCTTCCAGGCGGTGTCACACAAACTCCAAATACATATACAGAATATCAAAAATATTATGCAAGAACTCTTGTAAATAGTGGTCCAATTTCATCTGCTTGTGAATTTTCACTCACTCTTTCCGAAGCTGGTTCACCAGTTCACTTTACTGGTAACTCAACCAACGGTGCGGGTCGTTTTATCTGTTGCCGTATTTTCGAAAATAGATTCTCGAATAGTTTCTTCTTGCCAAATCATGGTGGTATTACTGGTCAAAGAACCACTTATAGTATTTCTGGTTCCTTTACTAATGGCACTCGTGATGAACAAGCTGTTTTCCCATCAACTGCAGGATTCCCTGGACCTTTATTTGATTATGTAACTGACATTACTGGCGTTAACTGGCCTAGAGTCAACATGATTTTGACTCATCCTACAGGTACACTCAATGGTTTAACCAATTCAGCTCGTTATTACATGGTGCCAATCACTGATGATATATTTAAAGTTCAATTTTATAATACTGCTGTATTGCCAACTGGTCAACCAACACAACAAATATTCCCACAAACCTTTGCTGCTCAAGCAACTGATGGTACGGCTGGTCCACTTGGAACAACTCGTATGAAGTTTGCGAATTCAACTGTTGCTAATGCTAATGGAAATAGAATTTTCCTCCCTATCGAAAATCAAAAATTAGTAGAAGCAGATGTTGTTCGTTACGAATCAACAGGTAGTTCCGAAGTAGGTAGTGCTTATCCAAACGCTCCTGGATTAGTAAATGGTAATTTATATAATGTAAGAAATGTAAGTGATTTTTCTCCTCTATCTACTGGATTTTTCACTACAATCGTTCATGATTCTGATGCTACTGTTTTAACTTTAAACACTACTATTACAGGAGCTATTGTCCCAGGAAATACTCTATGGACTGGCACATATTTAAATGAAAGAATGCTTGTCACTGCAGTATCTAATAATAAAATTACTGTAATTAGAGGATACGGTGGAACAACTGCTCAACCAATTCCTGCAGAAGTTACACTTTATAGAGTAAATGGAAGTTTCCAATTACAGGTTAGAGATAGTGCAATCCCTAGATCTATTTCCGTTGCTAACACAGGTGCAAACACAACTACTGATCAATGGAATATAGCTAATCATGGTTTAAGAATTGGTGAATCTGTTGCTATTTCTGGTTATGCAACTGGTGGTGTAATTAACAACACTATTCTTGGCCCCGCTAGCTGGCCCACTGGTGGTGCTTCTCAACCACCTAATGCTCAAATTTACTATGCAATTCCAGTTGATGCAAATAACTTCCAACTAGCACATTCAAGAGCTGCTGCTTTTGCTGGATTCCCAATTGATATCACTACTGCTGGTTCTGGTGGTACTTGGACGTTTGTGCAATATTACGATTCTGTTCCTCTTGCTTCTGCTGCAACTGGAGTTCATAATCTAATTAATGTTTCATCAACAGGAACAATTGATGGTGGGTATGATGCTTCTTCTGTATCTGATTACAAAGTTACATTTGATCCAGGAACAAATATTCCTGTAAGATCCATCCTTTTTGATCCAGCAAAGAATGTAGATTTGCAAACAGGATCATTCTACTACCAAAATCATGGATTAACTACTGGAACTAGAGTTGTTTATTCTAGAAATGGCAATAGTTTTTCGATTGGAAGATCATCTGGAACTACTCATCCACGCCAAGGATATAATGCATTATATGATTTACAAATTACAAATATTACCTCAACAGGTGCTCAAGTAACTTACAGTTTTGCAACTTTACCTGCTTCTCCATTTGATATCGTTCCAAATCAAACTATTACAGTTTCTGGAGTAACCGTTGGTGGTTCCACCGATAATGGTTATAATGGAACATTTAAAGTTGTTTCTTCTACAGTTTCTTCAGTTACGGTAAATAATACAACTACTGGTGGGTCTCCCGCTGGAACTGCATTTGTTGCTGGAACATATTATGCGATTAGAAGAAATCTCGATATGTATCAACTTGCATACACTAAAGAAGATGCTCTTGCTGGCAGAGCAATTCAAAATTATTCGACAACTGGAACTACTAACTCAGGACACAGTTTAACTACTTCACAAGTAACTGGAGAATCTTTGGGTAATGGTCTTGCAACAATTGTTGCTAGAGATATTATTATAAATGGATCTTCTGCTGCTGCTGTGCTGGCTGCTTCTGATAGATTTGTATCGAATGGTCATGGTTTTACTACTGGTGATAGAGTAATCTATCAGGTATGGGGTAATGGCAGACAAATCAATGGTCTAGTTTCTGGGAGACAATATTTTGTCAATAACTCAATAAACACAGTCACTACTCGTGGTGGTGCTCAATCTGGTCAATCCGCTAACCAATTCTCACTACATAATACTTGGGTTGGTGCTTACACAAACACTGATATTGTTGACATTCTTGGAGTTGGTACTAGTACACTTCACCAATTTAAAGTTACTAACCCATCACTCAGGGGAACAACATTCAAAGGTGATTGGAACTCATCCGATAGTTATGTGTATGGAGATGTAGTACTATTCAGAAATAGTTACTATATGTCGGTTGCTGGTGCTACTCCTCCTGGATCAACTACATTTGTTGCAAATACTAACCAACAACCAGTAAGAGATAGTGATGGATTTGCAAACCTTAACTGGATGCTTCTTCCACCATTGCCATCGTATGCAACTAAATTCTTATCTCAATATAGAGGAGGAGATACGGTTAAATTATCTGGTCAAATGCCAGTTAAAACTTTAATTTTCTCTGGAACAACCGCAGCTAATACAGTTACTGGTATCTTTACAATTAGTAATCATGGTTTATCGACTGGCGATGCATTGATTTATAAATTAGATGCTGCAGGTGGAGCGCACCAAGGAACAAATGGTGGTTGGTCACAATATGTAAATGATGCTAACAGAGTGCAGCAACCATATTCGAATATGACACATAATACCATATATTATGTAAATGTTATTGAACCAAGTACATTTACCCTTCATACTTCCCCATCGGGTGCATTTATCGGTGGTTCTAGTGGCACAGGTGTAGATCAAGTGATTCCTGGTGCTGCTGGAACTGGTGATAGACACAGATTTGAAAAATTAGAAGGTTTTGTGTTTGAAATGGGAGTAGTTGCTATTAATAATGAATCAGATATGATCGTTACCGATCCATATCCATCTCGTCAAATTATTTTCAATCCTCAAACAACTCTCAATACTGTTTCAAACCTAGCAACTCCAGTTGTTTCCGTTGAAAGAGACCAATTTTATATTCCTAACCATGGTTTAAACACTGGTGTCAAGGTTTACTATTCTGCTGGTTTTGGTATTGGTAATATTATCGGTGGTCTATCTGAAGGTGGCACATTCTTTGTAATTAAGATTAATGATGATGTAATTCGTCTTGCTAACTCACTAAGTAATGCTCTTACATTCCAGTTTATTGACATTACATCAACTGGTGCTGGGTTTAACCATTATCTAGTTGCTGCTACATATTGCTCAAGCTCATACATTCGTTATCAATCAGGTGGAGCACTCGTTACAGATGGTGTGCTCGGAAGCGCAAACTATTATCTAAACCAAAACGCATCAAATATCCGTGATGGTATTCTTCAAGCAATTCCATTCATCTATGAAACACAAATGTTCGTAAGACCCGATTGCTTGAACCTACATAGATCATTTGATGGTGGTGTTGAAATTTCTGCTGCTCAAGCTCCTGGTGTTAATATTGTAAGACAAACTAGAAGATACTTCCGTTATCAGTCAGGTAAGGGTCTTCAGTATTCGACTGGTATTAACTTCAGTCCTTCAATTGATGTTTCTAGCATCAGCCACGATGGAACTCAGTTTGCTACAGTAGTAACTAGAAAACCACACAAACTTGTTGCTGGTAATAAAATCATCATCGAGGATGTAGAAGTAACATCTGGTGTTGCTTCACCATACACCACACCATCTAACGGACAGTTCTTCACTGTAAATAATGTTATTGATGAATTCACATTCCGTTACGCAACTAACGGCATTCCTTCTGATATATCCCCAGCTGGATTCCCCGCACTATTTGTTTATGAATGGCAAGATGCTGCAGTTCGTGCAGGTATGTATGATGATCAAAATGGTATGTTCTTCGAGTATGATGGACAAAATCTCTATTGTGTAAGAAGAAACGCTACTGCTCAAATGGCAGGAACAGTAACTTGTGCATTTAAGAGTAATGCTATCGTAGGAACTGGCACTAAATTTACTAAGCAATTAGTAATTGGTGATCATATTGCGATTCGTGGTATGACTTATAAAGTCACTGCAGTTGATTCGGACACTTCTATTCATATTTCACCATCATATAGAGGAACGACAAGATCAAAAATTATTATGTCAAAAGTTAGAGATCTCAAAGTTCCACAATCTCAGTGGAATATCGACAAGTGTGATGGAAATGGCGTAACTGGATTCAAGCTCGACATTCACCGTCAGCAAATGGCATACATGGATTACTCCTGGTATGGTGCTGGTAAGGTTCGTTTTGGATTCAAAGATCAAGACGGTATCGTGACTTATGTTCACGAGTTTGTCCACAACAACCACGAAAATGAAGCGTATCTCCGCTCAGGTAACCTACCTGCTCGTTACGAAATTATAAATGGCGACACCCCAACCTATGCTCCATCACTTTATCACTGGGGTGCTTCGGTAATCATGGATGGTAAGTTTGAGGATGACAAGGCATACCTCTTTACGGTTGCTTCTGGTTCGGTTGGTTCTGATACAGTTAATGTTCCTGGAATACTTTCTGGTACTGCAGTTCCAATTCTATCAATTCGCCTAGCACCATCAGTTGCTAGTTCTCTTGTTGGACCTCTTGGCGAAAGAGATCTTATCAATAGAATGATTCTTAAGATGAATTCTTGTGGTCTTGTTTGCCAACCAAGAGAAGTTAACTCATCTGGAGTACAAGTTGCCCTAAGAAATGACGCTACTTCAATTCGTCTAATTCTCAATGGCAACCTATCCCAGTCAGCATACTTCACTAACTACGGTGCTCCTTCACTATGTCAAATCATCAAGCACACGGGTCAAGCAACGGATACAATCACTGGTGGTATATCCATCTTTGAATTCCGTGCTGCTGCTGGCGCTTCTATTGCTCAACAGCTAGAAGACCTTGTTGAAATGGGTAATAGCATCCTTGGTGGTGACTATGTATATCCAAATGGTCCTGATGTTCTAACTCTTGCAGTTGCAACAACAGTACCTGCCACAATTTCTTCTAACTTCGGTCAAACCCAAGTTACTGCACGACTCACTTGGACTGAATCACAAGCCTGATTCATTTCCTACATATTTTTGGAGGGGGGCAACCCCCTCTTTTTTTATAAATATCTTTAGGAAATAAATATAGGACTGGTAAATGTCGGCGTCAAAACCAGCAACACGAACAGAATTAAAAGATTACTGTTTGCGTCAACTTGGTTCACCTGTTCTTGAAATCAACGTTGATAATCAACAACTGGAAGATAGAATAGATGAAGCATTACAATTTTTCCAAGAACGTCATTTTGACGGAATGGATAAAATGTATCTTAAACATACATTAACTCAAACAGAAGTAGATAGATTTAAGAGTAACAATATTACACATCCATCTTCAGAAGGTGATGTATGGACTGAACGTGGCAACTATCTGGATTTGCCTGATCATATTATTGGCGTGGAAAAAGTATTCGGTGTAACTTCGAGTAGCATTCGTGGTGATCTGTTTGGTATTGAATATCAAATCTTCTTAAATGACTTGTATGCTTTTGGTTCGATTGATATTCTAAACTACTACATGGTCAAGAGCTACATCGAAACTCTTGATATGGTTTTGAATACTGGTGCTTTGATTCGTTTCAGATTCACAAAAAGAGATGGTCGTCTCTACATCGACTATGATCCCCAGATGTTGACAAAGGATAAGATTTTAATTATAGAATGTTATCGAGCACTTGATCCAACAAACCTCACAAAAATCTGGAATGACTTCTGGTTAAAGAGATACACCACTGCTCTATTCAAGCGTCAATGGGGTCAGAACCTCATCAAATTCAATAACGTTCAATTGCCTGGTGGCGTTCAATTAAACGGGCGTCAGATTTATGAAGATGCTCTTAGAGAACTGGAAGATATTGAATCTAAGATGTTAACTGATTATGAACTACCACCTTTAGATATGATCGGATAATGGCAAAGAGTCAATACTTTCCCCAGTATGGTGGAAGAACTTCGGAACAAACTTTAGTTCAAAATCTTATAGACGAACAGATTAAGCTGTTTGGTCAGGATGTTTATTATGTGCCAAAAACAATGTTAATTGATTCAACTATAAATGATGTGATTCTTCAAAAATATGAAGATAGTGTTCTTATAGAAATGATGCTGATTAATGTTGAAGGATTTGGCGGATCAAGTTCTGTCGCAATGTCTAAATTTGGTCTCACTTTAAGTGATGAAATTACTTATGCGGTGTCTAAAAGACGTTGGATTGACTATGTAGAAACTCAAATTGATACGAGAATTCCTAATGTACCAAACGAAGGTGATCTAATTTATGTTCCAATGACTAAAAATTTATATGAAATTAAATATGTAGAAAGAGAAGTTCCTTTCTATCAGTTAGGAAAAAATTATATTTTTTCCATGACATGTGAACTTATTCAAAATGCAAATAATTATTTTGACACTGGCAATACAGAAATTGACACTCTTACTCAGGACGCACATGTATTCCCAGTGTATATGAAAACTGGGGGAACTGGTGCTTATATTATTGGCGAAGAAGTAAGACAAACCTATACACCTGTTGGAGGTACTCCCGTAATTACAAAAGCAACAGTTGCTGATTGGAGTCCATCGACACGCAAGTTGAGGTTGACATATATAAATGGTGTATTACAACCCAATTTACCTTTGGTGGGTCAAGATGGTGGTGCTTCGTGGGTAGTAGATAATTTCTCTACAATTGACTTCGATATCGATAATTACGATAACGACAGCAACAAATACTATGAAACATCTGCTGATCCTATTCTTGATTTTACAGAAAAGAATCCATTTGGTGAATATGGAAATATGGGAGGTTCATTCTAATGTTAGGCAATCGTCATTATTATCACGAGATAATTAAAAAAAATGTAAAGGCATTTGGCACTCTTTTCAACAACATTCAAATTGAAAAGAAAGATCCAGAAACAGGTGCTGTAATTCGTCAAGAGAAAGTAGCTCTTGCTTATGGACCTAAGAGTAAGTTTCTTGCTCGCCTCGATCAAGACCCAAGCACAGAACGCAAAGTTAATATTACGATGCCACGTATCTCATTTGAGATGACTGACATTACATATGATGCTGCCAGAAAGACATCACCAATTCAAAAGTATTTAAAGAAAGACGATAATAATAGTGTCAAGGTTCAGTACATGCCTGTGCCTTATAATCTTCGTTTTGAATTAGGTATTCTTTCCAGAAATCAAGATGATGCTCTACAGATTCTTGAACAGATTTTACCATACTTCCAACCATCTTTCAACGTCACAATTAATCTCATTCCAGAGATGGATGAGAAAAAAGATTTGCCAATTATTTTAAATGGTATTTCTTATGAAGATGATTATGAAGATGATATGTTGAGAAGGAGAAGTATTACATATACTTTAGATTTTATTTTAAAAACATATCTTTATGGACCTGTCAGTGATGCAGCAATTATTCGCAAAGCTACAGTATATGAAACTCTTGGTGATTATAACCAGCATCGCAGAAATCTTAAAATTGATGTCACTCCAAGAGCACTTACTGATCAAGATGCAGATAATGATGTTGATGCAAACGATGATGCTCTACTCATGCCAGATGATGACTTTGGATTTAATGAAGGTATTACACTACTATGAACGAGTTTGAAAAGAACATGGAAGAAATCTTTGATATTGATATTGCACCTATAGAAAAAACTACTGAAATGATTACACAAGCAAATAGTGAAGTATCTGTTGATGCCACTAAAGATTACGAATATACCAGAGGAGAGTTATACAGGCTCATCTCACAGGGTCAGGAAGCGGTTCAGGGAGCGTTAGAGGTGGCACAAGAATCTGGACACCCCAGAGCGTATGAGGTCGCTGTGAACGCTATGAAGCAGGTCTCAGACATGACTGACAAGCTTATAGACCTTCAGCATAAGATGAAGGATCTTGGCAAAGAAAATAAAAAATCATCTCCAACTACAGTCAATAATACAATGTTTATTGGCACAACGGCAGACCTTCAAAAGATGATTAAAGATGCAGCAAAGGATAAATAGAAAATAAACGGTAAGTAATTATGAGATTAAAAATTTTAGGACAGGAAGTAGCACTTCCAACTACAGCAAATGGAGCAACTACTGTTGGTGAAGCAGTAGAAGTTCGTTTAGTTCACGATGCTGGAGGAAATACAACACACCTCGTATCAATCACTGATGGAGCAGCATCACCAACAACGGTAGCAACTTTTAGTATGACTCCAAGTGAATCTTTAGTAATCAGAAAACTACCCACTCAAAAAATCTATGCTGCAAACAATGACATAAGAGCAGTGGCAGTTTCATATCAATCATGAAAACTTTTAAAGAAATCAGAGAAGCAGCAAACGCAACGCAGCAAGCAGAAAATCATATCGCAGTTGCCATGGGTAAAGAGATTGATGATGAAGGTGGCATGGTGATGAGTCAACTTGATACTATCGAAGATGCAGTTAATCGTCTTCGTTTGGTAGTAAGAGACCCTAAGACGCAACTCCCTGGTTGGGTGCAATCTAAAGTCACTCTTGCTTGCGATTACATTGATACTGCTGCTGATTATATGTCAAGCACCAATGAAGAGTTTGAAATGCAAGAAGGAGCTGCCTGGACAAAAAAATCGGGTAAGAATTCTAATGGAGGACTCAACGAAAAAGGACGCAAATCCTACGAACGTGAGAATCCTGGAAGCGACCTTAAGGCACCTTCAAAAAAGGTTGGAAATCCCCGCAGGAAGAGCTTCTGCGCCAGAATGAAAGGTATGCGTAAGAGACAAAAAGATAGCAATAACACTGGCGAAGACCGTCTATCTAAATCATTAAGAGCTTGGAATTGCTGACATTTGTTACTTGACAAACATTTTTTTGTAATATATAGTAATACTGCTATCTTAGTTTAATCCTATGCAAACAAAAACCTGCCCCAAATGCGGGGCGTGCTGGATTGGTGGGCAGCATTTCTGGTCTGGCACAAATAAAAAAGGTGATGAAACTCAACTCGCTAGCTTGGTGTGTGACAGAATAAGTGACGACACTTGCATCAATCCAGCGAAAGGAACAACCAAAGGCGATGGTTGGGAAAGAAGGTTAAATAGTATGGAAAATATAGAAAGAGATTTGAGAAAATTAAATGAGTGACGCAGTATATCTTGGTAATCCTAATCTAAAGAAAGCGAACACCGCTATTAACTTTACGAAGAAACAAGTTGAAGAGTTTATTAGATGCAAAGATGACCCAGTTTACTTTGCAAGAAACTATGTAAAGATTATCTCACTGGATGAAGGTCTTATTCCTTTTGAAATGTATGATTTCCAAGAGAAACTTATTGAAAATTTTCATAATCACAGATTCAATATCGCCAAACTTCCAAGACAGACAGGAAAATCGACAACGGTTATTTCCTATCTGTTGCATTATGCTGTCTTCAACGACAACACCAAGATTGCTATTCTTGCAAACAAAGCAGAAACATCAAGAGAACTTCTATCACGTTTGCAGTTGGCATATGAGAATCTACCGAAGTGGATGCAGCAAGGTATTATAGCATGGAACAAAGGTTCGATGGAACTGGATAATGGTTCTAAGATTATAGCAGCATCTACTTCATCATCCGCTGTTCGAGGTAACTCTTTCAACATCATCTTCCTTGACGAGTTTGCGTTCGTTCCAAACCATATTGCAGAGCAGTTCTTCTCCTCTGTATATCCTACCATCTCGTCTGGTAAGAAAACAAAGGTGATTATTATTTCTACCCCACAGGGTATGAATATGTTCTATAAGCTATGGCATGACGCAGAGCGTGGGAAGAACGGCTACGTGCCCTTGGAAGTGCATTGGAGTCAAGTTCCTGGCAGAGATGCTAAATGGAAGGAAGAGACCATTAGAAACACCTCGGAGAGGCAGTTCACGCAGGAGTTCGAATGCGAGTTCTTAGGTTCGGTTGATACTCTTATCACGGCGTCTAAGCTGCGCTCCATGGTTTATGATGACCCATTGCATACTAACAAAGGATTGTCTGTTTACGAAGAAGTAATAAAAGACCATGATTACATCATGACAGTTGACGTATCCCGTGGAACTAATAATGATTACTCTGCTTTTGTTGTATTTGATATTACCACTCTACCTTGGAAGGTAGTTGCTAAGTATCGAAACAATGAAATCAAACCAATTTTGTTCCCTAACATTATTGAGCAAGTTGCGAAAAATTATAATAAATGCTATATACTTGCAGAAGTGAATGATATTGGCGAGCAAGTAACAAACATTCTACACTACGACTTAGAGTATCCAAATATTCTAATGTGTGCAATGAGAGGTAGAGCAGGTCAGATTGTAGGACAGGGATTCTCTGGAACTAAATCTCAACTTGGTCTGAAGATGTCTAAGGTGACTAAGAAAGTTGGATGCTCAAACCTCAAGACATTGATTGAGGATGATAAGTTGTTAGTATCTGATTATGAAATTATCAGTGAGTTGACAACGTTTATTCAAAAGAATCAATCATTTGAAGCAGACGATGGATATAATGATGACCTTGTAATGTGTCTGGTGTTATTTGCATGGCTGGCAGTTCAACCCTATTTCAGGGAAATGACAGACAATGATGTTCGTAAGAGAATCTACGAAGAACAGAAAAATCAAATTGAGCAAGACATGGCTCCCTTTGGATTTTTATCTGATGGAATCAGTGATATAGAAGAAAAATTTGTAGACGAAGATGGGAATATTTGGTACACCGATGGATACGGAAATCCTTATGCAGATGTAGAATATATGTTGGGAAGATAATGGATTTAGAAGATCAGATTTCTTTAGAACATTTATTATTTCGTGACAGACAATGTAGGGTGTGTGGCGAAACTAAAGATTTGATGACGGATTTTTATGCCATTCGTAGAACAAAGAAATATCTCCCCTCAGCATATTCTTATGAATGCAAGGATTGCACTATTAAAAGAATTAAAAATAAACGTAAACAGAAAAAAGTATCTACGTCTTCATGGGAATATCCAGATTGGTAATGTTCATGCACGGTTTCCCCATTTGAAATACTCAAAATAATAAATACTTTTAGATTAAAATGAACTACTTCACGAGGAGAAAAACATGGCAGGTCAAGTATCACCTGGAATTGTTCTAAGAGAAAGTGATTTAACTACACAAACCATTGTTACTGCTCAAGCAAATTCCGCCGCATTAGTTGGCAGTTTTGCAAAAGGTCCAATTGGAACTATTGTAGATATTTCCACTGAGAGAGAACTCTTAGAAACTTTCGGCGCACCAAATAATAGTAATTACGAAGATTGGTTTGTAGCTCAAACTTTTCTTTCATATGGCGGAAGATTAAAAGTTGTTCGTGTAGCAGACGCAGCACTCAAGAATGCTGTTGATGATGCATCAGCAACAGCAGTAGCAATTAAATCATTAGATGATTTTAATGCTAACTTTAGCACATATGATTGGAAGTTTGCAGCAAGAACTGCAGGTACATGGGCAAACGGATTAAAAATTGCAATTGTAGATGGCGGCGTCACGACATACGCAACTGCCACAATCTACGGTTCAGTTCTTTGGAGCACAATTGCAAATGATCCAGGTGGAGCAGACGATCTCCATATCGCTGTTTTAGATGCAAACAATAATATTTTAGAAACATTCCTATATGTTTCAAGAGTATCTACTGCTAAAGATGCTCAAGGTGCGTCAACTTATTTTAAAACTGTTATTAATAATACATCAAAATATATCTACGCTGGTCCAGAAAATCCTGCAGCTGGAGAATCAGATGTAACTCTTGCTCTTGGTGTTGATGCATATTCAACCACTGTATCAACTATTACTGCTGCTTTTGATCTTTTCGATAATGTGGACGAAATTGAAATTAGCTTTGTTCTTGCGGGTGGTAGCTTAGCTACCGAAGCAGATCAAGTAACCAAAGCACAAAAAGCAATTGCTATTGCAACTTCAAGAAAAGATTGTATTGCTTTCGTTTCTCCTCATTCTGGAATGTTAGCTCTCTCAAGTTCTTCAGCAAAGAGAGATGATATCATCACTTTCTTTGATGCTGTAGGAACCAGTAATTCATATTCAGTTTTTGATAGTGGATATAAGTATATTTACGATAAGTATAACGACACTTATCGTTACATTCCTTGCTGCGGTGATGTTGCTGGTCTCTGTGTACAGGTATCTGCTACTCAAGAAGATTGGTTCTCACCTGCTGGTCTTAATAGAGGTAACCTTAAGAATGTTGTAAAACTCTCTTATTCTCCTTCACAAACAGATAGAGACAAACTCTATCTAAAGAGAGTAAATCCAATCGCTACATTCCCTGGTCAGGGAACAGTTCTTTTTGGAGACAAGACAGCTCTTGCAACTCCAAGTGCATTTGATCGCATCAACGTTCGTCGTTTATTTCTTGCGGTTGAAAAGAGAATTGGTCAACTCGCTAAAACTGTTATGTTTGAGTTGAATGATGAAACTACAAGAACCGCTTTTTACTCGTCAGCAGTTTCTTATCTCTCCGAAGTGCAAGCAAAGAGAGGACTTGTTGATTATCTCGTAGTTTGCGATACTTCAAATAATACACCAGATGTTATTGATAGAAATGAATTTGTTGCTGAAATTTACATCAAACCAACACGTTCAATTAACTACATCACAGTTACTTTTATCGCTACACGTTCTGGAGTAGAGTTTGCAGAAGTAATTAGAGGCAACGGTTGATATTATTTCAAAAACTATTCACGAGGTAAAAACAGATGGCAATCAAAAGTAATGTAAAGGACTTTTTACAAGTTATTCAACAAGGTGTAAGACCTAACCTATTCGTTGTTGATATCAAATTTCCTGCTACATCAGGATTAGGTTTACCAAGTTCTTCAGACACAAATGCAGAGTTGGTAAATATTCTATGCAAATCAGCTGCTCTTCCAGCATCTAACTTAGGTGTTATTGAAGTTCCCTTCAGAGGAAGAACCGTAAAAATTGCTGGAGATAGAACATTCGATACTTGGACAGCAACTTTCATTAATGACAAAGATTTCAAAATCCGTCATTTCATGGAGCGTTGGATGCAAGCAATCAATGCTCACGAAGCAAACACTGCAGACGTAATTGTTCCAAACAATTCCGCTGGTTATACTGCTGATCTCACAGTCAAGCAACTTGAAAGAGCTAACGAAACTGCCGATTCTACTTTCATCAGAGCATATAAACTATGGGGTTGCTTCCCTACTAATATTTCTCAAATTGATCTTGCTTATGATAGCAATGATCAAATTGAAGATTTCACTGTAGAATTCCAACTCCAGTATTGGTCCGTTGATCCAGATGGCACAGGTAGATCACCAGGCGTCATTAAATGATCTTTACTAAATAATTAAAGTAAGTGAAACAATTAAAACATGAGTCAACTTTTTGGATTTTCAATTAAGAGCAAACAGGAGGAATTGAAGGGGCAATCCCCAATTCCTCCTTCAGCGGATGACGCAGTAACCACCGTAGCTGGTGGTTATTTTGGTTCGTATGTAGATATCGATGGTGTAGCAAGAAACGAGTTTGATCTCATCAAACGCTATCGTGATATGTCAATGCATCCAGAAGTTGACTCTGCTATTGACGAGATTGTAAATGAGGCAATCAACGCAAGTTTAGATGATACACCTGTTCAGATTGAATTATCAAATCTGGAAGTAAGTGAATCAATTAAGAAAAAAATTCGTGAAGAGTTTCAATACATTCTTCGTTTGTTAAAGTTTGATACAAGGGCGCACGAAATTTTTAGAACGTGGTATATCGATGGTCGTATATACTACCACAAAGTTGTAGATCTCGCAAATCCAAGAGCAGGAATCACAGAGCTCAGATATGTAGATCCGCTTAAAATTAAAAAAGTTAGAATTCAAAACAAAGATCCAAAATTAGCGCAAGTGTTATCTGCTAATACTGCAGACCCTTCAAATGCACTTGCATATGATTTTGGAAATTTTGTTGAATATTACATGTACAATCCTAAGGGATTCATCAGTTCAACCTTTGACGTTAACAATGCAACCAGCGGCGTCAAGATTGCAAACGACGCAATCACTTATGTAACTTCAAGTATTCAAGACCTCAACAAAAAAATGGTCTTGAGTTTCCTACACAAGGCAATCAAATCACTTAACCAGCTTCGCATGATTGAAGATGCGCTGGTTATCTATCGTTTGTCTCGTGCTCCAGAAAGAAGAATCTTCTACATCGATGTAGGTAATCTTCCTAAGGTAAAGGCAGAGCAATACCTCAGAGAGGTAATGGCACGTTATAGAAACAAGCTTGTTTACGACGCACAGACAGGTGAGATTCGTGATGATAAAAAACATATGAGTATGCTTGAGGATTTCTGGCTCCCAAGACGTGAAGGTGGCAGAGGAACAGAAATCACAACTCTACCTGGCGGTCAAAACTTAGGCGAACTCAAAGACGTTGAGTATTTTAAAAAGAAACTTTACAACTCACTTAATCTCCCACCATCACGTTTAGATGATGCAAACCAAGGATTTTCGCTTGGTCGTTCATCCGAGATTCTTCGTGATGAACTTAAGTTTGCGAAATTTATTGCAAGGATTCGTAAAAAATTCAGCGCATTATTCCACGACATTCTGAAAACTCAACTCATTCTAAAAGGTGTTATTGCGCCAGAAGATTGGGAAGAGATGCAAGAGCATATTCAATATGACTATCAATTCGATAATCATTTCGAAGAACTCAAGCAAGCAGAACTTATGGGCAACCGCTTACAAGTTGCTACTGCTCTCGATCCTTTCCTCGGAAAGTATTACTCAATTGAGTATGTAAGAAAGCAAGTTCTTATGCAAACAGATGCCGAGTACGATGAAATTACGAAGCAAATGGAAGCAGAAATTGCGGAAGGCAAAATTCCTGATCCTATCCACACAAATCTAATGAATGCAGCAACTTTGGAAGTTGGAGCATTACCTCCACCACCTCCAGCTCCTGCTGCACCACCTAAACCTAAAACATCAGAAAAATAAATAATTTATTATAGGTAAATTACATGGACACTTTTGAAGTAGTTAACGCCGTCCGTGACGGTAATCGAGTTCAAGCACTTGATAAAATCGCTGATCTCCTTTATGGAAAAGCAGCGGAAGCAATGAAAGATTACAAGCAAGTTGTTGCTCAAACTTTTTTTGATCAACCAGAATCTCCCGAAGAGGAGGTAGAAGAAACACCAGAAGAGGAATCAGAACAATGAAACTAATTACCGAGAGTATTGAGGATATTCAAATCCTCGAAGAAGAAGCAAACGGAAAAAAATTACTCTACATCGAAGGTGTATTCCTTCAAGCTGATTTAAAAAATCGCAATGGTAGAGTATATCCTTACAGCGTTCTCGAAAGAGAAGTTGGCAGATACAATGAACAGTATGTTTCTGCTGGTCGTGCTCTCGGTGGGTTGGGACATCCTGATGGTACTACCGTAAACTTAGATCGTGTATCTCATAAAATTGTTTCACTTAAAGCAGAGGGTAGCAATTTTATTGGTAAGGCACAGATTCTAAATACACCAATGGGAGGCATTGCTAAGTCACTTCTGGAATCAGGAGTAAAACTTGGTGTTTCTTCAAGAGGCATGGGTTCTATTGAAGAAAAGAACGGTGCCAATTATGTTCGTGATGATTTTATGCTCGCAACTGCTGCTGATATTGTAGCAGATCCCTCCGCACCTGACGCATTTGTGAATGGAATTATGGAAGGAAAAGAGTGGGTTTGGGAAAATGGCATTATTAAAGAGGTTAATATTGCTAAATATCACAGATATATTTCTGAATCAACCAGAAAAAATATTGAAGAGAGGTCGTTAAAAGCTTTTAACCACTTCTTACAAAATTTATAAATGATAAATAATCATAGAATAAACATATAGTAAGTATTACGAGGAATCTCAAATGTCAGATAACTTAAACGAAAAGTTTGAGGAGCTTGTAACTGAGTCAGAAGTTGGCACAAGTGCGCTCTCTCCCGCAATCGTTCCTGGCCAATCATCTGGTATCGGTCAATACATGCATCCTGTCACTGGACAAGTCAGTGACGCACAAACTCGTGGCGGTCACAAGGATTCAGGTTTTGAACTACCAACTTCACTTGCTCCTGGTCAATCAGAAGAAGATAATGGTGGGTCAGATTTTGAATCACCTGAAGGTGAAAGCAATCCTGGTGCAAAAGCTGCCAAGCATAACAAAAGAGTTTCGGATGATCAAACTCGTGGCAAGCACCAAGATTCAGGTTTCTCGGTCAAGTCATCTGGTTATGGCGTAGAGAACGGTCCAAACAACGTAAAAGTTTTTGGTATGGAAGCAATCGACTATTCCGCTGCGGAAGATGTTGCTGCCCTTACCGAAGGTGGAGAATTCTCCGAAGATTTCAAAGCAAAAGCAACTACAATTTTCGAAGCTGCTGTAAAGACACGCATCGAAGAGCAAGTAAATGTTATTGCTGAGAAATTGGCAGAGCAATTCTCTGCAAAACTACAAGAGGAAATTGCAACTCTTGCAGAGAAAGTTGACGAAACACTCAACTATGCAATTACCGCTTGGGTAGAAGAAAACCAAGTTGCACTCGATGCAGGTCTCAAACTTGAGATTGCAGAAGAGTTCATGGGTGGACTCAAAAAAGTTTTTGAAGAAAACTACCTCGATCTCCCTGCGGAGAAAGTCAATGTTGTTGAGACAATGACTGAGGAGCTTTGTGAAATGGAAGGTCGCTTAAACGAACAGATTGAGCGTAACATTGATCTTAATAATAAACTCTCTGGTTATCACAAGCAAGTCATCCTCAATCAAATGAGCGAAGGTCTTGTAGATACCCATAGAGAAAAACTTGCTTCTCTCGCAGAAAGCGTAGAGTTTGTTTCGGAAGAAGATTTCCGCAATAAAGTTTCTACACTCATTAGCAGCTACTTCCCTAAGCATGTAGTAAATGAGCAAGTAACCCCTGAAGTTTCTGGCGAACAATCATCCGAAGAAGTATCTCCAGTAATGGCAGCATACCTTCAGGCGATTTCACGCTGGAGCAACTGATAATAATAAATAATTAAAACCACAAAAACTCAAAGGAGTAAAAGCAAATGTCAAGTACAAGACAATTGCAGGAAAAGTGGGCACCTGTTCTAGGTCATAAAGATCTTCCCGAAATTAAGGATGCTTACCGTAAGCAAGTAGTTGCTACCCTGCTAGAAAACCAAGAGCGTGCAGTCCGTGAAGAATACGGAATGCTCAACGAAGTTTCAGTTAACTCACTAGGCGCTGGAACCATCTCACCTGCTGGTTCTGCTCTAAGTAGCAGCAACACTGCTGGTCTTGCTGGTTTCGATCCTATCCTAATCAGCCTAATCCGCCGTTCAATGCCTAACCTTGTCGCTTATGACATCGCTGGCGTT